GGCGATTCAATCTTTAATTACTTAAAAGAGGTAAAAGGGATTAAAACAATTGCGAGCGGTTTATGCGCTTCGATTGCTACAAAAATTCATTTATCGGCTGAAAAAGAAAATCGTTTTATCGAGGAGGGAACGGTTTACATGATCCACAATCCATTGTTTACAAATGTTTCTGGAAACGCTGACGAGTTAAAGGAAATGGCGCAATATTTGGAGCCGATCGAAAAGGATTTGGTGAATATGTATTCGAAAACAACTGGCTTGGAAAAGTCGGCAATCAAAGGAATGATGAAACAAGAAACTGAATTTACGGCAACGCAAGCTGTCGAGTTGGGTTTCGCTTCAAAAATTCTTTCTAAAATGCAGTACAAGGCGGTTGCCTTTATTGATAAATCAAATGTTAATTTAATAAATGAGAAAATGAGCAAAACAAGCGCATTCGCTAAGTTGGTTAAAAACTTGGCAGAATTTGCAGGCGTAGATGTACCTGCATTTAAAGATGAACGAACTGCATTAAACGTTATGTTCACTGGAGACGGTGGTAACGTAATGACACCGTTCGAGGATTTAATGGTCGGCGACCCTGTTACTATGGAGGACGGAAATGCAGCAGCAGACGGAACCTATGTTTCAGAAGACGGAACGATGCAAATTACTGTTCTTAACGGAGTAGTTGATGCTATCGAGATGTTAAGCAATGACGGTGACTTATCTGTTATGGTTGTGGCTTTGAAAGAGCAAATCGCAAATTTGGAGGCGAAATTAGCTGAAAAAGACGAAGCGATCAACACGATGACTAGCGAGAAAGCTGAAACGGAAAAAGTTTTGGAGGCTGTTAACGCTAAAATCGCAAGCAACTTCAAACCTGCAAAAGGTCCAGTAGCTTTCAGAAAACCAAATGATCCTGTTTCGGTTGCAAAAACTGCAGAAGAGGTGAAAGCTGAAGCGAAAGCAAAACGCGAAGCGTACAAATAATTAGTAATCAATCAAACAAATAAAAAATAGAAATCATGGCGATATTTAATCCAGCAGATTTAACGTTCAACGGCGAAGAAATTAAAGCGTTGAGCGAAGCGGTATTCGAGAGTGCGTTTTCGAAACCATCAATTGAATTATTCCACGGTGTTGCAACGGGAATAGTTGTTAAAAAACAAATTGCAATTTTAGGACAATTAACTGGACTTGTTGGTGCGGGTTCTGGAGGTTGTGATCCAACTAGCGGATCGAATGAAATTACAGCATCGGAGAAGTTCTGGAATCCTGAAATTATTTCAGATCGTTTGGAGCAATGTTGGGACACATTAAAGGAAACGTTCTGGGCTTGGGGTTTGAAAAAAGGAGTTCAAAAACCAGATTTAACTGGTACGGATTTCTTTAACTATGTTCAAGAGGTTTTAGCAGATGCAGTTTTAGAAGCTGTTTTCCGTAACGTTTGGTTCTCGGATAAATTAGCTGAAAACGTTGCAGATGGTGGCGTTATTACTGACGGAATTAACATCGCTTACTTCAATAAAATTGACGGAGCGTGGTTGCAAATTGCACAAATCGTTGCTGCGAACGCTAGCCGTTTAACAGCTGGTTTTGGTACTCGTAATGGAGGTGCAAGTTATTCAGCTCAGGAGTTTACTTCGGCAGATACTACGAACCGCGTTGTTTCAAATACTTTACAAAATATGCGTTTTGGAGCAGATGTGCGTTTACGTGAAAAAACTGATTTGGTTTACATCGTTACTCAATCGGTATCTGATCAATACGAGCGCGAATTGTTGGCGGCTAACATCGCTTACACGACTGAGCGTTTAGAAAATGGAATTTTGATTTTGAAATCAGCAGGAATCGAAGTGATCGCATTCTCTTTATGGGACCGTATTATTCGTAACTACTTAGATAACGGAACGACATTTGACAAACCACACCGTGCGTTGTTGACTACTAAAACAAATGTTCAAGTAGGTGTTGAAGAGGTTGCAGGTTTATCTGAGTTTGATGTATTCTACGACAAAAAATCTAAGAAAAACTTTATCGATTTCCAATTCTCGTTGGATGCGAAAGTTGTTCAAGATGAGTTAATTCAAGTCGCTTACTAAATCAATTATAGGGGGGCGTTAAAACCCCCTTTTTATTCACTTTTAAAATTTAGAAAAGATGGCAAGTATTTGTGGGGAAATCAATAACAATATTGGTTTCGATTGTAACAACCCGTTACAGAACGGAACGCGCGACAGAGCGTGGGTAATTAACTGGGAAGATATTGATTCGGTTGCGTTTGATGCAACGAACAAAAATATCGTTGAAGGTATTACATTAAAAGCAACTAAGTTAGCTTACTATATCGATGGAAAAAACAATTCGATTGCTCCTCTTACGGCTATGGTACGTTTGGCTTATTCTACGGCTTTTGACCATACGGTAAACATGAAAGGTTTTGACATTTCGCCTGAAACAAAGGATATGTTGGACAAAGCGAAAGACGGTCGTTTTGTTGTTATTACTGAAAACAATTTCAAGGGTGCAGCAGGAAATGCGGCGTTTGAGGTTTACGGTTTAACGACTGGATTGGAAATGACTGTTTTGGATCGTGATCCATTGAATGCGGACACGCAAGGGGCGTTCAACTTTACTTTTGGAACTGACAAAAATAAGGAGCCGAATTTACCTAAAACGTTCTTTGATACTGATTACGCAACAAGTAAAGCGGCTATCGAGGCGTTGTTGGTGTAATTTAAAAATATCAACTAATATTGTGAAAAGCAATCGGATTATTTCGGTTGCTTTTTTTTGTTTAATTTCGTTGTATGAAAGAACGCATTATCGAGGCATTAACGTTTGAGGCAACGAAGGACATTTGGCGCGGAAATTTCGGGTCAAAAGAGTTCAAAATTTGTGATCAACTTAATTACGAACTATTTGGAAAACACTTTAATAGACGTAAACGGTGCGAGTGTATCGAAGATTTTTTCTTACTTTTAAAGTCAAGATTAAAAAAACTAAATTTTAAATCAATTCAAATGGACAAAAAGTTTAAATTAAAAAAGGGTCGATTGGTGCAGCATCATGCGTTCCATTATGGTGTTTCTGAATTTTCAAGCGATGCAGAATGTTTGAAATTATTGAAATTAAATCCTGCTAACATTAAGCATTTCGAATCTGTACCGAAAGGATGGGAATCGATGACGTTAGGCGATGAATCAGGCGAGGACTGGACTAAGTTAACTATTGCAAAAATTAAAGCGTTAGCGCTTGAAAACGGTTGCGAGATTGAGGCGACAGTCAAAGCGGAAGTTATCGAGGAATATAAATTATTCTTAGAAAACCAAAAAGTTGATGAAACCGATACAGATATAATCCAAGATTAAAAATTAAAGAATGAAAGCAACGATAGTAAAAAAGGATAAACGCCTAGAAAACAGAATCATTAAAACGGAGGGGATTTTGTCTTACGATGAAGACAATTTGTATCCACAACGTGTGATTAATATCGTTGCAAATTCTGGAATTGCGAAAAGCTGTTTACGGATTTATCAAAAGTTTATTTGTGGAGTCGGGGCGGTTGACCCCGACTTTTACAAAGCTGTTATTAATAGCGAGGGAATGACGGTCGATAAATTTATCCGTTATTTAGCGAAACAAAAAGGGATGTTTAATGGGGTTGCGTTTCATGTTAATCGCGATGCAAATTTAAACATTACTGAAATTAACGAGGTTCGATATGAGGACGTTCGTATTTCGACTGAGTTCGAAAATAAATTAGTCATTTACGATAATTGGGAACGCAAAAAGGGAAAACCTTTTAAGAAAGCGGATTTTCAATATATCGACAAATATACAAGCGATAAGGAAATTATCGCGGAGCAAATTGCAGAGGCTGGAGGTATTGAAAACTGGCACGGTCAATTGTTTTATCCTGCCGAATACACGATTTCTGAATTTGATGCGGTACTAGAGGACATGATTACGGACGGAGCTTTGAAGAATTTTCGTTTGCGATCTGTTGAAAGTAATTTCATGGCTTCGCATATAATGGTTACTGGAGCAACGGACGGCGAAGGAGACGAAGCGGAGCAAGCTCAGCAAGATTTTAAAGAAACTCTCGAGACTTTTCAAGGATCTGAAAATACTGCGAAAATTTTAGTGATTGAAAAGGAACGCGAAGAGGATGTTTTCGAAATTCATAAGGTCGAAATTCAAAACTTTGACGGTATTTTAGAACACACGAAAAACGATGTAAAGGATGCGATTATCGAATCGTTCTTAATTCCAAAACCACTTTTGTTGCGTGGTTCAAATTCGTTGGGCGAATCAAAGGAAATCGAAAACTCGAAAGAATTTTACAACGATATTACTGCGGATGACCGATTGCAGATTGAGGAAATTTTAAAAGAAATTTTTGAGCAATGGTACGATCAAAATATTTGCCCGAGTAAGGATTATTCGATTATTCAGATTGCGGTAAATAAAGAAATTACAGCCGAGTATTTCCCGTACG